GACACAGATGGTCGATTACAAGGCCGGCCGGTATGGGACCGATGAAATGCTCATAGACGACTCGGTGGGCGCGTCTGCTCTTGCCTCGAAGCCCGAAGTAGCTGTAACCCTTCTCGTTCTTGCAGCCGGTCCACAGCCAACATCCGCCGGTGGGGACGGTCTTACGAATGAAACGCTGGTATTCCTTGGCGGTCAGCATCCGTAGCCTCCGCTCATGTGCCACGGCTGGAACGTGCACCAGCCAAGCTTCTCAGCCTCAAGGGCGATTAGCCGGCCGACTAGGAGGTTGACCGCTGGGTTCAGCAGCTGCTCGCGGGTGTAACCGAGCTCTGTGACGAACGTCGACCAGGTGGCCCAGTTGATCTGCAGCAGGCCGTAGTCGTTCGTGCGGCTGATCGCGTCGGGTTGGCAGCGTGACTCGTTCCACATCACTCGGTCGAGCGTGGCGAGTTCGTCGTCAGGCCACCATGTGGCGGCGAACACCCACCACTCCGAGCACCTGGCATCGGGAGGTAGGTCGATGCTGGTGGTCGGCACTGTCGACGGCAGCCGTGTCGTCGCTGTGACAGTGATGGAAGTGGTGGGTGTCGCCTGCGGCGCCGTGGAGGTTCCCACAACAACGGCGCCGGTCGTGGTTGGTGCGGCCGTGGTCGTGGGTAACAGGGCGTCGTGTTCGTAGTTCTCTGGACTATCGAGGTAGGCCGGCACAAGAAGGCCGGCGGTGGCTGTTGCTAGCAGGGCTAGACGGATCATGGGGAACCTCCGTTGTTGTTGTGGGAGGTTCATTATGCACGCGGGGTGTTACGTCATGCAAGCATCATCCGAAAAGTGCCGCCCAGGTCTTCGGTCCAACGATGCCGTCGACGTACTCGCCGGCGTCTTTCTGGAAGTCGCGCACAGCTGCGTCGGTCATAGGTCCGAACGATCCGTCGACAGGTCCGACCTTGTAGCCCTTATCGGCGAGGGCCTGCTGGATCTGCTTCACGCGGGCCTTCGCCTTCGAGCCTTTCTTGGTGCTTGAGCCAGGGTAGGCCGGCACCTGAGCTGCAGTGAAGGTCGGCGACGCGGCTGCAGCTGCAGGTGGGCCGCTGGTCAGGCGGTCTTCGATCGAGGTGTCCCAGTGCCAGGTCTCGGTGTTGACCTCGAGGTGGATGTGGTCGTTGCGTCCTCCTGGCGGGCGGTTGATCCAGCCCTTGCCTACTTGCCAGTACCGGCGGGCCCAGTAATCGTGGATGCGTTGGATACCGAGCAGCTCGGCGTTCTCCTCCAGCCACGGAATAATCACACTTTCAACGGCTTCCCGCGTTGGTGTGTCTGTGTGGTCCTCGGTCGCGCGGTACGACAGGTCAAGGCCGGCGCCGAAGGCGTGCGAGCTCCAGCGGGTGCCTCCGCGGATCGGACGCTTGACGTAGCAGCCTAGATACCAGAAGCCCCAGGTCTTCTCCGCGTATCTGCGGATCTGCTGCAGGTTCGGGGAGCAGGTAACGAACGGAGCCTTCGGCGTGTCGCGATGCCAGTTGTGATACTTCACTGGCCGGCCTTCTTGCCGATGATCGGCTCGACAGGCTTGCCGCCCTTCGCGGCGATGCCGTTACCGACCGCGTAACCGACGATCGTGCCGAGCATGCCGGTGCCGGCCTCGTTAGCGATCGAGTCGGCGACCATGAGAACGGCTATGACGATCATGGCGACCATTGCGATCAGCGCCTTCGGTGGGTTGGTGAGGTTCATGTCGGTTCTCCACTATTGAAACGATTGCCCCCACCGCAATCGCGGCGAGGATAATGACCATGACGATCATGGCAGCTCGTCGTTTGCTGGCTTCTCAATGCCAACCTGCGCGTCGATCCACGCTGACCATTCGTCGGTCGTCATCGGCGTCACTTCGTCATCGACTTGCACGCTAACGGTGCCGTCAGGGTAAAGAGCTACCAGTTCGTCGCGTGTGTAAACGTCAGCCATTGTTGTATCCATAAACTCTGATCGTGCCACCGGTAAATGTTCCACTAACGGTGTAAATCTGGAAATCGGTAAACGATGAACTAATAGGAACGTGCCCGATTGTCATTCCGTAGACGGTTGCGTAGCGGCAACGGGTCGTAATTTCTTTTGTTGATGATGCGCTGTACGGGTCTAACACCGTCATATCTACGACCGGTTTCAGGCCACCACCTGAATAGTTGATGTATCCCAGATTATTGCCGCCGATCGCAACTGGCCCTGCACCTGTGTAAGTGCTGTAGGTCAAGGCGTAGAAGTAACCGACGGTGTGCGATGCGTCGAATCTGAAACGATATGGCACATCGTTTGTGCCAGTACCACCTGTGTAGATAATGCGGTATGCGTCGAATGTCGATGAGAACGCATCGGTGACCGTCACCGATGACACGGCGCTACCAACTGTCTGCGACTTCACCAACACGAGGCCGCTGGACTTGTTGAGATCGGCGGCGGTGAGTACGTCACCGCTTGAGTATGGGAACGCCATGCTGGTCAGCCTAGCCGAACCGTTTCCGCGCCCACCGATATGTGACATATCCGCCGACGAACATATGCAAGAACACTTGCCATGGCCACGGGAGCACTACGCCAGCCGGTCTTGGTCTAGGACACCCATCGCGGCGTCGTCGAGGATGAACGCGGCGAGGACCCCGCGCGGGTACAGGCCGAGCCGCACCGTCGTGTCGGTCGGGGTCATGTCCACGGTCCGCGTGTAGATCACACCGTCGGCGGTGAGTTCGGTCGCCGAGCCGGTCGGCGTGTAGTTCACCGTGACGTAGTTCCATAGACCATCGGTGATGTCGAGGAGTTTTGTCCATTCGGCGGCCGAGTTCGGTGCGAGTTCGGACACCATCAGCCCGGACAGTTGTAGGTCGGCGATATGAAACACGACGTCGCTAAACATGTTCGCCCACCGGTCCGCGATCGCTTGCGGATAGATCAGGGTGTCGGCTTCCGTCGCTGTTGGGAATGTCACCGCCGGATCGGACGAGAAGAGTTCCTGAAAGTAGCGCGCGCGGCTGCCGTACTTCGCGACGCTGTCGGTGTTTGTCCCGGTGACGGTGTAGGACCCGGACGGGCTGGCGACCGTCGTAATCTGCGCCGTGTTGACGAGTTCGTCGGTCGTGTAGGTGCGTTGGACCGCGGCGAACGGTAACTCGCCGGTGCCGGGCGTGTCGGCGAACGTGTAGTCGGTTCGGACTATGTCTAGGCGGACGGTGTACGGACCGAGCAGATACGCGTCGACCACGGCGCGGGTGTAGGGCCCGCTCGTGGTCGACCGGATCGTAGTCGGCCACATTGTCCACGGACCGGCCGGGAGTATCGTCGTGTTCAGTAGGTCTTTCGCGGGTGCGGTCCGGTCGAACTCTTGCTCGATGTCGAAGTCGGCGTCGGCGGACGGGAAGAACCCGTAGACGTATTTCATCACTTGTAGCATCGCGACGCCCGCCTGATCGTGGCCGAGGGTCGGCATGTCGACCCCGGAGATAGACCAGTTTGTCGCCGTGCCACCGTCGAACACGTCGTCGATAAGGTTCACCGGGGACGGGGTGAAGTTGTACGGGCTGCTGGTCGTGATCGTTGACAAGTTGCCACCGGCGACGGTGAGCGGGTCGTCCAAAGTCAGCCGGACGAACGAGGTCACCCCGTCGTCGTACAAGTCGAACCCGGTAACGATCAGGTCGGCGACGTCCGCGAAGCGGGTTGTTGTCCCGTCGTTCGTCGTCGCGTCGATCATGATGGCGTGACCGAACCAGTCGGTCGTCGAGTACGTGCCGCCGCCGCCGGGTGTGAACCGTCCGTCCGTGTTGTTTAGGTCTACCGTCCCGGTTGTTTCACCGCACGCCCCAACCGGTGACGTCGTGGTGACAGACACACCCAGCACGACGTCAGATAGGTCGATCGACACGCCGTAGGCGAATAAAGTCACGACCGGGGTCGTGGTGACCGCCATTAGCGCACCAGCGACGTCGTCGGGATCGGTAATACACCCGACTTGCGGGCGTACCGTTGGATGGCGCGAACGACGTCGGCGCCGTCCGATCCGGCGGGCATGTTGACCGTGATGTTTACGCCGCCGCCCATTGCCCCGGCGCGGTCGAGCGGGATCACCGCTTCGGGGCCTGCCTCGCCGACGAGCGCGAGGGTCGGGCCGGTGACGATGCCGCCCTCCGCGAGCGCGACGAACCCTTCCTGGGCGCCGCCGCCGATCGTCGGGATGTTCGGAATGTCGGGCGGGTTCACGGTGAACGATGCGCCGAACGGGAGCGGCACCTTGAACTCTAGTAGCGCGTTGATGTCGTCGATGACGCCGTTTAGGAACCCGATTAGCCCGTTCACGATGCTGCGGCCGATGTTGAGAGCGAACCCGCCGACGTTCGATAGGCCGTCGAGGAGCGCCCCGATCAGCGCGGAGCCGAGCGCGAGACCGTTCGCGGCGAGTGACGGGATACCGTCGGACACTATCCACCGGCCGAGGTCGGCGAGCATGTTCCCGAGGGCCTTTAGGACGTCGCCGGAGAGGTTGAGGAACCCGCCGACGAGCGACCCGCCGAGGTCGGCGGCGAGGACGACGAGTTTCGGGAGCGCGTCGGTTAGAACCCATTCGCCGATAGCCACGACGAGTTTCCCGAGGGCCCGGAGCGCCGGTTCTATCTGCGGGCCGATCCAATCGACGAACGCGGCGCCCCATTCCTTGAGTTTGTCGACAAGCATCGGCAGACCGTCGTCGACGAGCCACTGAGCGGCCGCGGCGACGAACTCGCCGAGCGCCTGGAGCGCCGGAACGATCCGAGGGCCGACCCAATCGACGAGGGCCGTCCCGAGTTCCTGCGCTTTCTCGGCCATGTACGGAAGCGCGTCGTCGACGATCCACGACCCGAACGCCGTCAGGAAGTCACCGAGCGCCGTTTTGATCGTCGGCCATATCTGCCGCGCGAGGTTGCCGAGTTCACGGAACACACCGCCGAGCCCGTCACGGTCGAACGCGGCCGACAACCGGTCGACGACCGGAAGGATGACTTTCATCGCGCGTTCGACGGCGTCGAACACTTTTTCGGCGAGCGGGGCCAGACCGACCAGCGCCTTGTTCTTCAGCATCGCGAACCGGTCGGAGAGCGTTAGAACCGCGTCCGCTTGTTCATCGACAAGTCCGGCGCCCTCGCCGAGCAGACCGCCGAACGTTTCGAGGTCGACATTCCCCGAGCGGATCGCCGACAACATTCGTTGCGCGCCCTCGGCGCCGAACGCCTCGGTGGCGAGCGCGAGCGCTTCGGTCTGGCTCTCGGTTGTTTCGAGGACGTTCACGAACTCTTCGAACTTTGCGCGCGGGTCCTCGCCGTTCTCGGCGGCCTGCCGGAAGAACCGGTTCAGCGCGGGTCCGACGCGGGTCACCTGAACCCCGGCCTGTTCGAGTTGGCCGAGGACCGCGGCGGTCTCTTCGATAGAGAACCCGGCGTTCGCGAAGATCGGCCCGAACGTTTCCATTTGGCCGAGTAGTTGGTCCATCGGCGCGCCGGTGGCCTGCGCGATCCGGAGGAAGTCACCGAGGACCTCGTCGACGTCGGCGCCGGTTTCGCCGAACTGGGCCATCGCGGCGTCGACCGCGCCGATCGCCTTATTCGTGTCGACCTCGGCGACCCGTGCGAAGTCGAGGAACGTCGCGGTGGTCGCTTCGAGTTGGTCGCCGGTCTCACCGAAGAACGTATTCACATCGGCGAGCGTTGACGCGACGACGTCCGCGGAGTCTGGCACGGTTGCGAGGACGCTCTTCGCGGAGTCGACGAGCCCGTCGAGCGCGGCGCCGCTCGCGCCGGTGCCCTTGACGATCGTGTTCTCTAGTTCGTCGAACTTCGAGCCGAGCGCGGTCAGCCCCGCGGTGACACCCGCGCCGACCGTCGCGAGACCGGCGAACGCTTTCCCGACGCCCTTAGCGAACCCGCCGATCCGTTTCTCGGTCTGGTCGAGAACTTTCCGGAGCGGCGCGGCGTTCCCGGTGATGGGTATGGAGATGCTCTTCGCCATTATCGGAGTCCGTACCGTTTCGTTAGTTCGTTTATGCGCTGCTCGTAGAGTTCTAGGACCTCGGGACGTTTCGGGTCTAGTGCATCATAGACGAACGGCTGCGGGCGGATTCGACGATCGGGCCACCCGAAATGAATCGGCCCAGCGTAGAGCGCGGGGCGGCCACCGCCGAACCCGACACGGACCCGGCCGCCGGAGAGGACCGCGGTCGCCCGGATACTGTCCCGTAGACGCCCAGAACGCACCGGGGCGCGTCGTCGTGCATCAGTAGCGACGATCTCGGCGGCGGCCTTGTGGACGTCTTTTAGGTCGGTCTTGGTGTCGTCGGAGACTTGTCGGAGCGCGCGCGACGATTCGCGGAGTCCGGGGATACGTTCGGCGCCCTGCCTACCGGGGTCGATTCGGAACCCGTAGATCCCCGCCATGTTTGCGCGCCTCTCTGTTCTGTCGCCGTAACCGTTCGTAGAGCGCCCGGATGACGAGCGGGTCGGCGTTGATGATTTCCGAGGGGGCTAGACCGGTCGCCAGCACTAGGTCGGCGACCATTTCGGCTAGCCCGCCTCGGACGTAGGAGGGTTAGCGTCCTGGAACTCGACCGACGCGACACCCTTACGCCATTCGGCGAGCGGTTTCACGGTCAGCCCGGAGTTTTTTTCGGCTATCCACCCGATCGTGGCGAGGTGCTGGAGTTTGAGGTTCTGCGCCTGGAACGCGACGGGGACCCCGATCTTCGTCACCTCTTCGAACTCGCACAGATCTGCGAACCCGAGGTCAAAGGTGCCCTCTTGACCGTCGGTATGTGCGACGGTCACCCTAAACCGGAACATGTCAGACGGTGGCCCTTGTCAGGGTGCCGCCCTGGAAGTCCACCGAGGTGGTCGAGAGGTCTCCCACGCTGGCGTCGATCGGCTGATATCCCGCGACATAGGTGTCCGCGAGTGTCCACGACGGGTTCGTCGCGCTGACCGCGGCCGACGTCGGAAGAATGACGACGGTCGTCGTGGTGCCGACGAGCCCGCTTAGCGTGTCGTCGACCGACGACGTCGCGAAGTCCTGCTGGAACTCTACGGTCGCGGACGCGTTCGTCAGGCCGCCGGTGAACTTGTGCGCGGTGTCACCCATCGCGGTCACTTCGACGGCGTCCACCTCGTAGTTGATCGTCACCGAGGTGACGTGGTCGGATAGGTCGACGCTGTTCACGGTCACCGACGCATCGGTGAGAACGATCTGAGCCATGTTCTACTCCTCGGGGTCTGCCGCTTTCCGGCGGCTCTTGGGTTTCGGATCGGGTTCGGGTTCCGGTTCGTCGACCTCGGCGAGGTGTCCCGCCGCGAGCAACGCCCCGATGTTACTACCGGCGAGGTCGTCGGCGCTGATAACGGTCCCGGCGGGCCATGCCATCCGGTCCGATGTCACTCGGTACGTCATGGCGCCACCATACACCGCACGTCGAACTCGGCGCCGAGGTACACCTCGTCGCCCGAGAGGACTTGGCCGTAGTTGTTGCACCGGTCGACGATCGTGTCGGCGGCGACCCCGCCGAGGGTCCGGTCGGCGCGGATGAGCGCGTCGACGGAGTCGGGTCCGTGGACGAACACGTCGAGCGCGTCTGCCGCTGACGCGAGGTCGAACCGTTGGAGCATCACCGACACCCGGAACTCGAACACGGTCAGACCCTGCCCGCCCATCGCCTGGTGATATGCGGCCGGGATGTTGCCGGGGACGATCACCGCGCACGGCGTCGTGTAAACGTCGGGGACTTGGACGTAGACGACGGACAGATTCGCCGACGCGTCGAGCGCGGTCGCGAGAGCCGCTTTCACGGTGCGATAGTCGGCCACGGTCAGCCGACCCCGAAGAGTTTCACGCCCTGGAGGAGCGCGGCGACGTCCGGATCGGTGCGCGAGATGCGGACCGGCCCGAAGTCGGAGATAGCGCCCGCCTGGAACCCGAGCGGGGACGCTTTGCGCTGGAATAGGCGACACGACATCAGTAGCGCGGCCTGTTTGATGTTCGGCGGCACGGTCGCGGTGTAACCGAACACGCCGGTGATCTCTACCGTCGGACGGCCATAGAGCGAGAGCGGCCAGCCGCGGTTCACGTTCGTCAGGGTGCGGAACGGCGCGTCGTTACCGACCGCGACGAAGTCCGTCGTGATCGTCAGCGTCGTTTCGAACACGCCGTCTTGGTCCTCGTCGGTCTTGACCGTGAGCCCGGAGGTGACCGACGTTAGGTCGTCGACGTCGAGTATTGACGCGGTCCGCGGTATGTACGTCCGGGTCGCCGAGGCGGCGACGAACGTCCGGCCCGTGTAGTTATCGACGAGTGCTTCGGCGGCGGAGATCGCCGCGTCGATCGCGTCGTCGTCCGAGGTCGCCGCGGCGGGGATGCCGAGCGACGCTTTCACGTCGGCGCGTGTCGTGTAGTTGCTCACCGCTTCGCGGTCCGCTTGCGCGGTTTCGAGACTTTACGCGACGCCGGGGCATCGGGTGCCGTGTCGTCTGCCACCGGCGCCGCGTCGGCGGGGAGGTCGCCGCCGAGTTTCGCAATGAGCACCGGGTCGGCGCCTTGCGCGATCAGGTTGTCGAGGTACTTCCCCATCGTGTGCCCTTTCGGTCGGTGTGGGACCCCGCCGCGAGAGGGCTACACGGGCGGGGTCCCACTAGGTATGTCAGAGGGTGGCCGCGAGCAGCGTGCCCTGCACCTTAGCGACGCCGGTCGGATAGCGGCCCGCGGTAAACGCGGAGTATCCGAAGGCGACCATTCGCGTGGTCAGGGTGCCGGAGCCGACCGACTCGTAACGGAGCATGAGCGGCGACGCGGCCTGTTCCATCAGGACGAGGTCGGCGCGGTTCGCGACGATGATCGCGTCCTCGTTCGTTCCGGCGCCGAGGTTCGTCGGGATACCGGCGTCGACGACGACGGGGATACCGGCGATCTCACCGGCCGCGGTGCCGTAGGCGCCAGGGTTGCCGATCGCGAAGATGTTCTGGCCGCTCTGGCCCTGGATTCCGGCCAGCGGACGGTTCGACGAGTCGAGTCCGGCGGTCAGATACGCCCAGCGGCGCGGGTGCATCACAATAATGTCGGGCTGCACGTACCGGTTCGCGGACACCTCGGCGATCGCTTCGATCACCGCCGAGAATGTTTCGACGGCGGTCGGGCTCGCGTCGTCCTTGTCGACGTCGCCGATCCCGGAGGTGTTCAGAATGCCGAGGTGGGTGCCGCTCGTTCCGTCGCCGTTGATCACCGACGCGTTGACCGCGGTGTGGTAGGCCGACACGAGGTCGGAGGCGAGGAGCCCGTCGACACCGGTGCCGCGTTCGAGGGCCTGCCGTGACACGTCGACCATGCCGGAGAACGTGCGGACGTTCACGGTCAGCAGCGTGTCGTCCGGGGTGGCCTCGGTCACCGCGCCGTTGTCGCCGTCCTGCGCCGCGACCGACGAGCCGGTGGTCATCCGTGAGATGTTCACGGTGAGACCGCTCTGCGGGAGCGGGAGCGCGTTACAGACGTCCATCGTGTTACGTCCGGCGCGGAGGAACGGAGCGGCGAGACCGGTCAGGTACTGCGGGACGACGAGACCGGCGAAGTTCGCCGAGCCGCTGTCGCGCATTTCGGTAGCCATTTCGTGCTGGTGACGGTTGAGGCGTTCGCGGGCAATCTGATCGCCGTGGAACTCGGCCGCGTATGCGTCACGGAAGAACGACACGTCGGCGCCCTCGCGGTAGGTGAGCGGTTCGCTCTTCACGTCGACACGGTTCACCGGGGCCTCGCTTTCGGGCTTGTCATCAGGGGTAGCGGCGACCTCGGCGCGAATCTTCGCGGCTTCGAGGTGTGACACCTGGATTTCGCGGAGGTCCGCGATGCGGGCGTCGAGAGCGCGGGCGCGCTCGGTCAGGTCGGCGAGGTTCTTGTCCTCGGATTCGGTCAGGTCTCGGGTTTCGTCGGCGGCACGGTCGAGCACCGCTTCGACGGCGGTGGTGATCTCGGCGCGCTCGGCGACCAGTTGGTCGAGCAACTTCACGGGCGGGGTCCTTTCGGATCGTTGGGTTCCGGGTGACGGTGCCCTTGCGGTGCCCGAGGGCGGCGGCGCGGGCGGCGGCCTGCCCGTATGTTACACACCGGTCACCGGTCGGCGTTGCGTTCCCGTTCGACGAGGCGGGCGGCCCATCGGCGCGCCCGGTCACGGTTCGCGCGGGACAGATCGCCGCCCCAGAGGAGCCACGCGACCTGTCCGCGGGTCGGTCGGGTGCGTTCACCGGCGAGATACGCGTCGGCGTCGGCGGTGTCGAGGTCTTGCGCGTGTCGGGCGAACCATGCGGCCATCCGCACCGCTTTGTCGAGGTCGACGAACCCGTCGGCCATCCGGCCCGCTTCGCGGACGGTCTGCGCGGTGACGTTTCCGGCGAACTCGCGGAGGTTGAGCCCGCGGCGCGCGTTCGACGCGGCATACTCGGGGACCCGATATTCGGGCATCAGTCTACCGTGGTGAAGATTCGGAGCGATTCGGTTCCGGATGCGACGATCGCCCATAGTTCTTGCCCGGCGCCGAGGAGCCCGCGGATCGGCGCGGTGTGCTTCACGATCGGGAACCCGTTCGCGTCGGTGACGGCGTCATTGTCGCCGAGGTAGACCGTCGTGTTCCCGATTATCTGGAGAAACACCTCGCGGTTTAGGTTGTCGGCGTCGAGGACTTTCGTCGCGGTGTCGGTGACGGTGTGCGCGAAGTAGTTCGCCATTATTCGCCGCCGCGGATGAGGTGCCGGTATTTCGCGAGGCGTGGCACTTGGTCGGCGTCGTCGGGGTCGAACTCGCGGACGCTAATCAATCGGGCGTCGTCGTAGGCGGGTGTGCGGACGAACCCGACGTGATCCAGACGAACTTCGACGCGTTCGCGGAGCGGACGGCCGTCGAGTTCGAGCGATCGGGTACGGACCGGGACGAACCCGACGGAGAACCCGGACACGAACCCGTCCTCAGCGAGCGCGCGGGCCTCGTCGGCGCGTGCGGTGCGGGCGAGCAGGAAGTCGGCGACGATCCCGTCGGGTCGTTTCTCCCATTCGACCGCGCGGCCGATCGGCATTCGGTCGGTCGCGTGTTGTTCGAGGAGCGCGATCTTCTGGCCGCGTTCCTGGATTGTTTTATCGAACGCGGTCTGGGCGAACCGTTCGAGGTAGGCCCCGGCGTCGTAGACGGCGCCGAACGGGGCGACGAGCCCGACGAGGTGGTGGCCGTCTTGGTCGTTTCGGATTTCGAACCCGGAGCCGTCGACCTGCCGGGTACAAAGTTCACTCATTCGGGGAGTCCTCTCGGTTTCCGTCGGTTAGGTCCTCGGCGATTCTGACCTCGTCGACGGTTAGGAACCCGGCGGCGAGCCCGATCTGGTATGCCTGGAACCGTTCGAGGGTGTCGGCGCGTAGGAGGTCGTCGAGGACGAACCGGGCCTCCTGGCCGCGCGGGAGAAGTAGCGACAACGCTTGCTCGACGCGTGAGAGCCACGGGCGGAGCGTGTACCGGGTGAACTGGATCGAGTCCTGCTGGACGTTCGAGTAGGTGAGCGAGTTCCCGGAGGCACCGGCGACGCCGACCATATGGGGCGGCACACCGAAGAGGGTGCATATCTGCCCGGCGGAGTAGCGGCGGGCGTCGATTAGTTCGAGGTCGTGCGGTGTGAACGACAGCGGCTTGTAGCGGATGCCGTTCGCGAGTACCGCCGGGGTGCGGTTCCGGCCGCCGTTCTTCTCGGTCCAGCCCGCCTTCAGCGCGTCGGCCTCGTCGCGAGTTATGTCGGCATCGACTTCGAGGACACCGACGGGGAGCCCGCCCGAGTCGTACACGTTCGCCGCGCACTCTTCCGACGCGATCGCGAGGCCGAGGGTCCGCCGGTGATGTTCGATCACGGAGAGCCCGCGGACGCTGCCGGGCATCGTCAGCCCGCGGATATGCAGAATGTCCTCGGCGTCGTACACCTGCCCGGCGACGTGATACTGAACCACGGCGCCGTTCGCGCGCATCTGGACCGCGTCGGTTGCGAGCAGGACCGCTTGCCGCGGGTAGCCGAGGGCGTCACGGTCACCGAGGAGCCAGTAGGCGTTACCGTCGATGAGTAGCGACGCGATCGTCGACGCGAGCATGTCGACCCGTGTCGTCGTCCGGTCGGGTTGTGAGAGGATCGCCGGGTTCGGAACGATCCGCTGACCGTCGCGGAACGCGACCAACGGGAGCGCCGCGATACTGTCCGAGATGAGTTGCACGCATCGCCAGAGCGCCGGGATGCCAAGCGCCGTGTCGGCGGACACGTTCAGCGGGCCTTGTGTCGGCTGGAGGTAGTTCGCGGTGGGTAGCACGAACGGGAACTCGGCCGCGCGAGTTTCGGGACGCCGACGCGTGAACAGACCCATGACGGTCAGAGTATCACGGGCCGAGGCTTCGGCGTGTTGCGATGCTTCGCGGCGTGGTAGGCGATCGTCGCGGCGTGTAGCGGCGACAGATCAGCGCGCGGGTTCATCCGGGCCCATAGCCACGAGTGGCCCATCGCGCGTTTCTCGGCGACGGCGATCGCCGCCGATAGAGCGTCGGACGGTCTGACGAGCATCGTCCCGGCGATGATGTCGTCGTAGAAGAGGTTCGCGGCGAAACACGTGTCGCGGGTCGTGTATCGGATCGGGACGATCCGCCGCTGTTCGAGCGTGTCGGCGAGCATCCCGGCGGGCCCGTAGGCGTCGAGCGCGATCGGGGCGTCGTGACGGTCGACGAGTTCGGCGATTCGTTCGGGGAGCCAGTCGACGTTCGGCCGGTTGTCGACGAGTTCGAGGTGGCCGCGTTCGTCCGCCGCGACGATAGACGCCGCCGATCGGTCTAGGGTGACGTCGACGGCGAACACGATCCGCCCGTCCGGTGTCGCGTTTCCTTGTACGGCGTCCCAGGCGGCGACGGGGATCACCCGCTCCTCGCGGCGACTAAACCGGTTTAGGTAGGCGCGACGGAACTCGCCGTCGGTCATTGTTTGCCGGGCGTGCTGGATCGCCGCTTCCGAGGTGAGCGATCCGAGCGCGGGCATACACGACCGCCACACCTCGGGATCGTCGGCGTCGGCGTCGTCGTCAGCGGCGGACCATTCGAAGAACGCGATCGGTGTCGAGTCGGCCGACATAACCGCTTCGCGGCCGGTCTGCACCTTGCGAGCGAAATACGCCGACGCCTCGGTCCCGGCGGTCGACACGACCCACAGTTGGGCGTCGCGCGCCGTTGACATAGCGGGGAGCAGACTCTGTTCGCGACGATCGTCGACGTCGGCCATTGCCTCGTCGAGAAATGCGCCGCCGGAGAGTGTTTGGCCGTGCCCGGCGGTCTCGGACGACGCTAGCGCCATGATCCGCGACCCGTTCCGGAAAATCACCGACGGATCGGACGCCATCCGATAAACCCGTTCGACGACGTTCGAGATCGGCGAGTCCTGGACTAGCGGAGCGAACTCGTCGAGGAGTTTCTTCCGGGCGTCTGCGCCGGTCTGCGCCGTGTACGCGACCCGCTGCCGTTTCCCGAACGCGAGCGCGCGCCACACCATCAGCGCGCACAAGAGCGCCGATTTCCCGGACTGTCGCGGCACGGTCAGAACCACCTCGCGATAGGCGAAATGACCGTCGTCGTCGAGTTCCAGCGCGGTATCGACGACGAGGCGTTGCCACGGGAGGAACGGCGTCCCGATGAGTTCGGCGATCCGCGCGACTTCGTGGCCGCGGGTCGGCCGGTCAGTCCTCGGGGTAGCGATCCGCGGCGCGCAACTGGTCGACGAGGAAGTCGATCTCATTTCCGTCCTGTCGTGTAATCGCGAGGAGATCGTCGAGCGCCCCCCGGTATTGGGACCAGAGACCGGCCGAGTCCGGTGCGGCGTCGACGGCGTTCGCGAGCCCGATCGCCGCTTGCGCGACGGGGAGGTCGACCGCCGGTATCCCGTCCGGGTAGGTGTTCACTAGGAAGAGAGTGATCGCGGCGTGATTCGTCCGGATTTCGTTCGATCGGATCGGATCGTCGTCGGTTCTGCTGGATTTCGACGAGTTCGGCCGGTTTCGTTTCGGTGTGGTCATGGCCGCCTTTCGAGGGTGGTCGGGGAGGGCCGCGGGCCCCCCTGGCCCCCGGCTCTTCTCAGGGAGAGAAGAGAT